ATACCAAGAACAAGCAAGTGATTTAGATGATTTAATTAAAAAAGATGCAGAGTTTAATCAAAAAAGATTAGACCAAGCACAAGAAGTTTCAAACAAATTATTTGAAATATTTAGTCAAAACGCAGCAAATAGAGCAGCAAGAGAACAGAAAGTTTTAGAAGAACAAAAGGATGCTGGTATGATTACTCAAGAACAATATGAAGAAGGTGTTGAGGATATACAAAGAAAAGCATTTGAAAGAAAGAAAAGATTAGATATAGCACAAGCAATTATTAATGGTGCTTTAGCAATGACTACAGTAGCAGGTCAAACAGGTGTTTTGTCTTTTGCTTTCTCTCCATTCATAGCAGCAATGACTGCAGCACAAATTGCTTTAATATCATCTCAAAAATTTGCTAATGGTGGTATGATAGAAGAATTTGCTAATGGTGGTATGGTAAATGGTAAATCACACGCACAGGGGGGTGAGAAGTTTGCAGTAGGTGGTAGAGTAGTAGAATTAGAAGGAGGTGAGGCAGTAATAAATAAAAGAAGTACAGCAATGTTTAGAAATCAATTATCAGCAATGAACTCTGCAGGAGGAGGTGTTAAGTTTGCAGATGGTGGATTACTTAATATGCCTTCATTCTCACAACAACAATTCAATGCACTAGGACAAAACCAAATGATGGGTGCTATGGGAGGTGCTAGTAAAGTAGTAGTAGTTGAAGCAGATATAACCTCAACACAAAACTCAGTTAGTGTGATAGAATCAGATGCAATAATATAATAATCAAAGAAATAAACAAATGTTTGTTGATAACAAAACCAAATTAGAAAGGCTAGATATATGTAAAAGTTGTAGTTTTTACCGAAACTTTATGTTACTAAAGAAACCTAAAATAGCAAGAGGTGCAAGATGTGCTGATTGCAAGTGCTTCCTAGATGCGAAAACATCTTTAACAAAAGAGTTCTTTGGTAAGTGTCCTCAGAATAAATGGTAAAAAAACATATATGAATTTCCAAGAAATCGCTAACAATTACGCAAAGACTAAAAGAAAAATGATGACTGATGCAGTTATCAAAAACAAAAACCACACTAAAAACTTTCCAACGTACCAAGCAGAATCTTTAGGATTAATGTTTGCAGAGTGGCATTTATTATTCCCACAACACAAACAAGATATGAAGTGTACTTCTTGTAGAGCAGCAGTATGTAAGTTTTGGGAAAACATGGTAGAAGAGTGGATTGCAATAGAACAAACTCCTAAAAAAAGAAATGGCTCAAAAAAGGCAAAGGCAAAATAAAATAGATGTAGTCAAAGACTTCATTGAAATTGCTGGAGAAGGCTTAGAGAAAAGATTTGGCTCTTCACCTACTTGCAAAGATGTTGTAAGGCATTTTGTAGAAAGAGGTATTATTGACCCTAAAAGACTTAGAAACTATATGGTTATTGCAGACTTTGATAGAATGTTAGTAGGCAATGAGGGTAGTAGAACTAACACTTGGATGGATTTATCTGTTAAGTACGACATAAGTGAAAGTCAAGCACAGAATATAGTTTACAAGGAGAGAAAGAAGTCTACACCATCTAGTAATATCACATATTAAAAGTTTTGTACGAAAATAAGGTAAACTAAGGTTTATTATATTCTATTTTTGCCTCTATGACAGAAAAATGGTATAACATTCAGAACAAGGCAGGAAAACCTGCTGATGTATATATCTTTGATGAAATAGGAACTTATGGCATAACTGCACAAGAGTTTATTACTGACATTAAAGATTTAAAAGATACGCCAATCAACTTACGCATTAATAGTTTAGGTGGTGATGTTTTTGATGGTATGGCGATGTATAATGTAATCAAAAGGAGAGAGGCTAAGACTACAGTTTACATTGAGGGTATAGCGGCGAGTATTGCTACTATTATATCTCTTGGTGCAGATGAGGTTGTTATGGCTGAAAATTCTTTGTTTATGATTCATAATGCTTGGGGTGGTACAATGGGTGAGGCTAAAGATATGAGAAAGACAGCAGATACTCTTGAGAAGATTACAGGCGAACTGACAGACATTTATAGAAAAAAGACAGGATTATCTTATGATGCTCTTGCAGAGATGATGGATGAAGAAACTTGGTTAAATGCTAACGAAGCATTAGAAATGGGTTTTATTGATACTATCTCTGATTCTATTAAAGTTGCTGCGAAGTATGATGTTTCTAAGTTTAAGAACATTACACAGGAAGAGATACAGAATAAATTAAGTATTAATATAAATAACAAAAAAATGACTAACGAGTTAAAAGAATGGTTTAACAACAAAGTTGAAGAGATTGTTACTGCTGTAAAAGGTGATGTAAAAGTTTCTGCAGATGTTGCTGAACAAACTGCGATAACTGTTAATCTAGGAGATAATGATGAGATAAAAAATAAAATTTCTGAGTTTGAGTCTAGTAACATTGAATTATCAAACAAGATTTCTTTGTTAGAAGAAGAATTAGTTGCTTCAAAAGGAACTAACGAAACTTTAACACAAGAAGTTGAAGCGTTAAACGCTAAAATCAACAAAGCAGATGCTAAAGGTACTGAGATTGTAACTGAAGCAGACCCTGTTGTAGTTGAGAACAAAAAAGAAGATGCTAATGCAGGTTTTTACAATGCAATGGCAGATAAATTAAAAAATAAATTTAATAACTAAAAATAAATAAAAAATGGCAAATGTAGCAATTAATAGTATCGCAGCAACTTATGGTGGTGCGCAACTAAACGAGATATTTTACGAGCCAGTATTTAGAAGTGATGATATTATGCGTAACTATAGAGTTATTCCTAATGTAAAACATAAAATGAATGTTTATACTTCTGCTGCTCTTAAAAATATAGTACAACCTTACACAACTTGTGCTAGTGGTAATGAAAGTGGAGGGTTCAATATAGATGACAAAGTAATAACTGCAGGTAGATGTAGAGTTGCTTTATCTCAATGTACTGATGAGTTTGAATCAACTTACATTGAAGAAATGTATAGAAATGGTGTAGATGTAATGAATATTGAGGGAACTCAATTAGCAGATGCAATCGTAAACAGAGCAGTAACAGGTGTCGCTTCTGATGTAGTAAGATTAGCATGGGGTGGTGATGGCGCAACTGCAAATTATGATGCTTTTGATGGTTGGATGAAATTAATGGGTGCTGATGCAACAGTATTGGCTGCTCAAATTCAGCAAACAGGTGCAGCAACAACTGCAACAGTTACTGCAGCACACGCAATAGGACTTTTAAGAAAATGTTACGATGGCGCACCAGCAGCACTTCAACAAGTAGCAGCAGGTGACAAGAAAATGTTTGTAACTCCTAAAGTATTTAACGCTTACTTAGCAAACCTTGAAGGTTCTTCTGCTGACTTAGCAATCGTTAATACTAAAGAAGGAATGAGAACAGTTTCATTCAGAGGTGTAGAATTAGTACCTGTTTACGAATGGGATACTATCTTAGCAGCACTTAACCCAGCAATTTTTGTTGACCAAAGTGCAGCAGCAACAGGTAACACTGAAAATGGTGTATGTTACTGTGCAGTTGAGAACTTAATCATTGGTTCTGATGTAACTGACCCTGAAGGTTCTTTCAAAGTTTTCTATGATGACTTAGAAGAGAAAATGTTCTTCAGAGGTTACTTCAAACTAGGAGTACAGTTCTTGTACCCTTCTCTTGTTCAATGGGGAGTTGTAACAACATAACAATAATGTAATAATAGAGAGTGTGTAAAAGCACTCTCTTAATTACTTTTTAAATAATTAATAAAATAATAAAAAAATGGCAATAGATACAGGTTTAGCAATAGGTTGTGGGGATTTACAAGCAACTGGTGGTATAGAGCAAATCTTACTTAGAAGTTGGGCGACTGCTGATGCAATTACTTATGGTTCTGACCATAGCATTGATAATATTCAATCAGGTGGCGATGCTGCTTGGTTTGTATATGAGTTTAAAAATGAAACTCCAGCATTAACTATAAATGCAACTAAAGAAAATGGTTCAACTGCTTTTGAGTGTGGATTATCTTTTATGTTACCAAAAATAGATGTAGCAAAATTTACTGAATTACAAAAAATGCTTAATGAGTGTATGATGGGAATCGCTAAAGATACTAATGGTAAGTATTGGGTATTAGGTGTTTCTGAAAAATATGCTAATGAAGATAAGCCAAGTAGAAGTCAAACTTTCTTAAACTTAAGTGGATTTGAAGGTGGTACTGGTGCTGCTTATTCTGATGAGAGTGGTCTAACTGTTACTTTGATGGCAAGACAATTTGAATTACCAAGAGAGTATGCAGGAACTGTTACAGTTGATACTGTATTGTCAACAGCAACAACAGGGGCTTAATAATTAAAGATAGATAGGTTGGACTTAGTTCGTAAAAAGTTTATAATATTTCCCTATTAATATCTTTTTTATAATATGTGTGATTGTGGTGGAAATATTGTAGATTTATCACACTTAAAAATATATACAATTATGGCAACATATAAAGCAAAAAAATC